ATTAGAATGTCTACATATATCTTTTTGTGCTTCATCTAATAATCTAAGAAGTCTTTCCTCACTCCACCTATCCCCAGAAGGGTCAGCTAAAGTATCTCTAACCCTAGTTATAATATCTGAAATTCTATCCATAATAAATCCTTAATAAGCCTCTCCTAAGAGAAGCCTATAAAAATTAGTCCGTATAATTACCAGAAGCTAGTTCTGTTTCAATATACTCAACTACAATTTTAATACGTCCTGCATCATCTGGAGCATCAGCACCAGCAACAACAGTAACAACACCACCAGTTGGAAAGTATGTAGTTGCAACATCAGCATCAACACCCGCAACACCAACAACAAGCTCATTAGCAACAACTGTTGAACCTACTTTAACATCTACTGTATCAGTAGAAGTACCAGAAACTGTTTCTACATAAGCATAAACACCAGTAACTAGTGAAGCTTCAGGTAATGTAAATAGTATATCATCCATTGTAGATGAAGTAGCTATAATACCTGAAGCAAATGCACAACTAGATTTTTTCTGGTTGTTTTTATCTTCAAATCTTAAATCTGCCATAAATTATCCTTTAAATTTATGTTACTCTAATTAAAGAGTAACGTCTACGAATATTGTTCCGTAGTTATATCCAGAAGCTTTACCGTCAGAATAATCAGCATTCTCAGCTGTTAATTGTGTCGATTTAGCAGCACACCATGTTTCAAGACATGACTCAGAAAATTTACCAAAATCTGTAGCTTCATATTGATAATCAGGCATTAAACCATTAGCTTTCTGGAATGCTCCAGCTCCAAGAACAACACCACGAGAAACAGTAGCTGTACCATCAAAGTCTTCAGTACCAGTCCAGTCACCAGAAGTATCTTTTTGTCTTAAACCAGCAATCTCAACGCCAGTATTTTCATATTCATAATAGCCATCAGTTAAAATATCACCTTCAGTATCCCCAAAGAATGTAGAACCTTCAACAATTAAGAAAGAACCAATTTTACCAAGAACACCTGAAATTAATCTATTATCATTACCACGAACATCTGCTTCACGAAGAGCTGTACCAGCACCTGCAGTATTTAAGAATGCATTTTTCATAGCTACATCAATAACAAATAACCATACTGGTTCACCATTAGCTAATTTAAATGGTTTAAGTGGCATACGTCTTCCAGAAGCTAGTGGAGTTGTATCAAATCCTACGCCTGTCTTAGCCGCTGCTTCAATTTCAGAAAGCGCACCTAAATTGAAATCTGCAGCTGCAAAAGATAAACCAAATTCAGCACCTTGTTGAGCTAAGTCAAAATACGCTTGGTCTTCTGAACGAACCCATAAATCACCTAACATCCCTCTTGAATCTTCGTGAGAGTTAATAGATAAGTCACCAATCTCAACACCATCAAAAGCAGTACCATTATCAACAACATATCTATAATCACTTACAGTTAAACTATCTGAAAATTTCTTCTTTTGTTCACCAGTACCTTTAGCAGTTTTATTACCCTTTACAGGTTTACCACTTAGATTACCTTTAAAGTCAAAAGTTACTGTATTACCAGTCTTAGCACTAATATCATTTTTAGTCATAATAATAGAGTCAAATGTTTTACCTTTATAAGGTGCCCAGAAACTTTGTCCTGCTTTTTGAATAAGCCCTTCGCTCATCCAGGCTTTACGAATTAACGGAGAACCTATATCTACTTTACCTGTGCCATCAGCCATGTAAAATCCTTTATTTTAATTAGACTCTTGTCAAGTCTATATATATTACGTCAAACATCATATTAAAATATGATGTTTTCATAATCTTTAACGATGTCTTTTTTCATCGCACCATTAGTTGGAGTATCATCACCACCTACATCTTTAAGATTAGGTTGGTTTAGAGTCTTATTTCCATCTCCAATAACTTTACCTTGGTTTAAATAGTTTGCAACATCATCAAGATATTGTTCAAAACTAATTTCACCTGACTCTAACTTACTAGTTATTCTTGGAGGAACATCATACTTAATTACATCGTCGTTTATAACTAAGGTTGGATGGCTCGCTTGAAAGTCTGCAAGCACTTGAGCTCTATTTTCTAACTCTGCTTTTTGATTTGCAAGTTTTTCAGCTTCAGTTAAAGTTGCTTTATGAGCATTTTGTGCCTCTATTTCCAGCTTATTAAGTCTTGTTCTCCAAGCTTCAGGGTCAGAAAATTTTAACTCTTCTAATTCCGTTTTAGTTGCTTCATCTAATTCAATTCGAGGTGTAGTCAATTTTTCCAAAACTTCTAGTTTTGCTTGTATTACCTTTAACTCTTGCTGAGACTTAGTAAAAGCTCCTTGTGTATCTTTAAATCTCTTTTCATAATTTATAGATTTTTCAGAACTAGTAGGTTTTAAGGTAGCATCTGCAAGTTGTTGCTTTGGATTACCCATAATTTATCCTTTTAAATTTAATTTACACTATTATATCATTTATAATATTAAACTTAGATTAAATATCAAACCCTTTTCTCAAAATCTTAGTAGATTTAATAGATTTATGAGAGTTAACATATATATCAAGTATAGCTTTATATCTCATACCCATAGCTAAATATCTAATCATATCTGCTGGATGTGAGTGTTCATCGTGTACTGGAGCATCAAGGTATACATCATACTTAGTATCATATTTCTTTCTATAATTCTGTATACAACCTATAATCATCTCACAAGAGTCTTCTATTTCTACTTCTTTTAGAAATTGTCGTGTAACTTCTATACCATCTTGTACAGAATGTTTATTAACTAATATTGGTTTAAATCCTAGTTCTTTAAGTGCAGTCCACCTAGTCTTACCAGCTATTAGTTCTCTTACCTTAATATCATGCGGTACATATGTATTACCATGAACCCATCCGAATTTAGCTGATAGAGCTAAGAATATATCTTTATAGTGCTCTAATCCAAAACCATTATTAGAATATTCACCTATTATCTTCACTTGTTTATTTGGATGTATCTGAAAGAAACCTATAGAAAATGTATCATTCATACCTAAGTCAAAAGAACTATGTACTTTTAGATTTTGGTCATATAGATTATGTCTTATAGTTAATTTCTTAAATTCATGTTCATAATATGTTCCCTCAACTGATTGTGCGAATGCCATCTCTGGAGTTGCTGGATATTCCTGGTTAAACTTATCTCCTAGCTCATCCATCTTAGCTGCTAGCCAGTTTTTCTGTGGAAGCTCTAGAATTATACCTAAATCAACCTCTAATTTGTTTATATACTTATTAACTTCATCATTTAATGGAAATTCAGTAAATAGTTGACAGTCTAAGTCCTCTATCCAACTCAAAAATATAGCTTGGAAATCTAGTGGAGTTATCCCTCTATCACTTTTATCTAACAACTCAGCTTTCTGCCACATCTCATAAAACATACCAGTCTTACCTTCTGCAGTAGACTCTATGGTAATCTTATTCTTCACTGATACAGCCTGAAATGCCCCTGTTTTAAGCTCCATAGCCTTCTCTGGATATTTCTTAGCAATTTTACCTAATTCTGACACATGTAAGCTCTGAAGTGTATCTCCACGGAAGTTACCTATTTTAAGTATAGACCTATTTGAGAAACTCATCCCTTTCGAGTTGTTAGAAACTAGTTTAATACCTAAGAGAGTTTTAATATCTTCAGGAAATTCGTCCCACATTAGTTCAGCTCTACGTTGGAGTTTATTAGACTCATCCTGTCCGTAACTCTGTATACCAGCTGAGAAACCTTCTCCGAATAAACAACTATCTAAATTATAAGCTAAATAAAGTGTAGATATACCTTGCTGACGGGACTTCAAAATTATCTTACGAGTATGTTTGAACTTCTTAAGTACTTTTAGTTGAGAGGGATTAAGCTTCATAACCTGCTTTATACCATCCTTATCCTCGATAGTATATAAGTTGTTCAACCTCCATAATTTAGAAGTTAACTTCTGTATTATATCCTCTTCATTTAAGTCTACTCCATTAACAATCATCTGGAGTATCCTTAAACTTTTGAGTTAAGTTCTGTATAAGAACATTTATAGTAGTACCCTCTGGGTCCTTAGTATCTTTATAACTCTTCTCTATGCTATCAACTATTGCTACCATATCCTTAAATTCTTTAACTTCAGCATATCTAGCATCATCCTTTATAAACCTAAGGCATTCCTTAACAGCTTGTTTTTTAAATGTGTCTATATCAGCTAATATCTCCTTCTGAGTTTTATTAACTTCCTCGGGTTTATCTATTACAGTTACATCCAAAGCTTCCGTTTGAGTTTCAGATATTTCTTCGGAGTCTTTTGGTAGAACTATTGTAGATTCCTGTGATATGGTTTTATCCCATTTAGTATACCCTTTGAGGTCTGAAGTACTTATATCATACTTTAGGCAAAGGTCTTCGATGGAGATGTCTGTAGTTTGGTACTCATTTTTATAACTTTGTAGGAGTATCTTCGTCATTGGTTTCCTTTTCTTGTAATCTCTTATTGTATCTTAAATTATCTTAAATTCTGTTGAATTACTTTAGATATGGAGTTGGAGTTGTGTTAGTATACTTTAGATTATGTAGAAGTAGACTTTGTAATTTAATTGAATTGAAGAGAAGTTTGAAAATTTTAGGAATTCCTTCGGAGCTATATATGATTATCTTTATCACTTCACATTGACACTAGGGGGGGCTCCCTCGGAATACCACACATTCTTAACTCTTTCTTAAGCCACCAATGTAATCTCATAATTTCAAGCCACCTTAAGAGTATTATGATAAGCACCGATTCTTAACTCCTTCTTAAGCCACCAATGTAATCTCATAATTTCAAGCCACCTTAAGAGTATTATGATAATTAAGAGCCAATTCTATCATATTTCATAAGATAATTATATCAAACCCTGTTAAAATCATTTTAAGATATCATAAAGAGATTTTAATCTTTATTCATATTAATATAAGATGATAGATATTAAATCATTTATACGAGATATATAATATGATTAACAAAGTATTTGATTAGAATTTATTGATATTCTGATAGATATAAAATAAGATAGAAAGAATTATAATAATTCAATTCAATTTAATTAAACTTTAAGAAAGAACTCTATATAATAGTAGTAACCAAAACATAAAAGGATTTAAAATGAATTTATTAAGAATCGATATTATAGAAAACAGAGAAGTTACTAAGAACCAGAATGCTTTACAATTTATAGGTAGAGCTGAACAGAGTATGTTCTTAGAATATAACAAGAAACTAAACGGTGCTATTTATTTAATTAAAAAAGATTCATGGAAATATATTCAAATAGAACTAGAGACTTATGGTATAGATTTTAAAATACTATCTAATCATAGAATAACTATATAATTCCTAGAGCTTCTTTAGAGAGGTTCTGTGGAGTTCTTAGGAGTTCTTAGGAACTTACAAAATTAAAAAGACCCACTGGGCAAAGGATATATTATGGAAAATAACCAAACTAAAGCGAAAGCTATGAATAAGTCACAAATATGGAATGAAGTGGAGAAACTAATTGTTGAGCACAAAATCTCAAAGAAAGCTTCGGAAAGTTTAAGAGAACTCTTAGCACCAAAAGCAGGTGGAGGAACATCTCAACACCCACCAAAACTAGATAAAGATGGCAAGATAGTTGAGGCTTGGTGTAAATACCACGAATGCTATGAGCCTATAGAAAATATGGTTGTATCTAATGATAAACCTAAAGGATATTGTAAAGCTGCTGCTAGCAAATCAAATAGATTACGTAAAGAGTCTAAAGAACTTGATAGCAAAGTTATAGTTCTTATGAGTGATGGCAAATTTGAAGAAGCACAGAAAGTTGCAATGGAAGCTAAAGCTTTATCAACTAAGATTAATCACCCTTCTTTATATAACCTAGAAGAGGATTGGAAAGCATTCAATTCAACTCCTGAAGCTAAAGAAGATAATCAGACAGCTACGAAGTAATTGGCTGAACTTAAATAGTACATAGAGTCCCTTAGAATACGAGGGATTCTATTGTGTTATTTTAAATTAAAGGATAGATGATGGAATTTACAAAAGAGTATAACTTGGTAACAGGTTTGACAAATGGCATAAGAACTCATTGGACTACTATATTTTTTATAGATGATGATTTTATAAATGGATATAGAACTATTAATAGCAAACTATATAAGCTTAGAATACCATTAGAAGTTGATGAGAGCTTTAGCAATGTATTATCTAAAATAGATAAATTAACTATGATAGATAATAATTTATTTATAGACTTACATGAGATAGCTAATAGGGTTGCAACAGAGGATTCAGAGAAACTTTGTGAGTAACTATAGGTAATGGTTAGTATTCTATTAGGTTCTTTGGCTTGATAGGAACTATAGGTAATGGTTTGGATTATTTTATTTCTTAAAAATTTCTTAATATCTATTATATAATCTATTATATCTACTTATTATATATATTCTAATAATCTATAGGTTAAATCTTATAGGAGCTTTTATGCTGTGGAGCCGGAAAAAAAAAGATATGGAGAATAAGTAGATATGTATTTGATAATTTAATGATAATTTAATGATAATTTAAGAAATTCTATTATATAATAAAAAATCTAATAAATTCTATTAAGGACTACATAATGGCTGATAAGCAACCCCAGGAATTTGAGTTAACTGAAGAGACTCTAACAAAGTACAAAAATAACTTATACATTAAAAAACACAACGAGCTATATCTAAGAGTATTCAACAACACTCCAGAGGAAGCCTCAGTACCCGGCATATTGGATGTACCAAAGAACTCAAAGGACTATAACCAAAAACTAGCAGATGCTAAGAAAGCACGAAAGGAACTCAAAAGAGTATATTCTAATATGAGACCTTGGAGGACAGACACAAAGGAAGATACTGTATCATTTAAAATAGTTCAGTCTAAAAATAAATATATAGATATAAGCTTATCATATAAATCATTAGCATTGTATAGATTACATAATGATAATATAATACTACCTATAATAAACTTATAAAGGTTATAAAATGACAAATAAAATAGATTATACTAAAATATTCCACACAGTACCAATGTCCTCAAAATCTCTGAGGCGCAATCCAGATGGCTCAAAGACTAATCCAGGCTTCCCAGACAACTGGATACAATACCAGAGCAAACAGAACACTAATAATACACCGCTCTTAGGAGCTATAGCAAGAGAGGATTTTATAGGTATTGACATAGATAACTCACAACTCTTCCACCAAGCGCTTAAGGCAGACAACGACACCTGCGAGTATGTTGCTGAGTCGGACTTAAAGGGAGGGCACTTATTATATAGTTTCCACAAGGATGACTATGACCAACTAAAGAAAATATCCAAGGAG